TCAGTAGCATAATCAGCGTTAGCTAATGTAGTACCACCGGCTTGGCCGTCAATAGTTGAAGTCTCACGTGCTGTTAGCGCCATAACTTGAGCGATGTTAGCGTCCATAACTTTTGCAAGTTGATGTCCAATTTCGCTTGAGTATGTTGAGCGGACTTCATAGTGGTTCATAGCCTCATCGATATTTCCGAGAAATGCTGATGAAGTTAGAAGGTCATCAATTGTAATGACTCGCTCTGCGTGTTTGATTTCATCACCAAGAATCTCTGTACCCGGGCTATGGTAAGCTGTAGTAGCAATACCTGTTGCTGGGAACTGGCTTGATTTTCCTGATGCGATTGTACGTACTGTAGTTTTATCTAAGAATACGTTGTTTTGTTGAAACGTAGCTAGTACCTCACCTGAGAACACTTTAAGAAAGAGGGCTTTCTTGTCTGCTCCTTCGTTGATGGACCCTAGTCTACTTGGGTTTGCGTCTGACATGTTGTCGTTTCCTTTTAATTATTAAGATTAAGTTACCATCTCACAATTAAATTCCCTTTTCACAAAGTTATTCCTCCTCGGAGGGCTTAGTTAATCATTTGATTTATTAGTGAAAATACCCACTGAAAAGTGGTGTAGCCTCCGAGGACCGGAGGACTTGGTTTATCTGTTTGCTACGTACATGCAAATCTCAAAGCCCCAACGGAGCTCAGTTGCTTGAGGTTTTTCCCACATATTAGAATCCTTTATAGTTAGTTGAAGAATCCAGTTCGTAAGAGAGCGATGCAAGTCTTACTTGAGGTATGCCCCTTAGAAGAGGTCATGCCTCCCGAGAGGTGGGAGGACTTGTGTCTAAAAGAGGCAGAGGGAGAAGCTGCCGAATCTTTTAGATGTTAGATTTGGCTAGCTTAGCTTCTACTTGCGCTCTAAATGCTGGGTCGCTTAGGTACTCAGGCTTCTTCATATCAGCTATCATTTGTTCTTTAGACTGATATCCGCCACTCTGTACTGTCTGACCTTTACCCATTACTAAGGTGTTGCCAGAGCCTGACTCAGCAGAATACTGTGCATAGAGTCCTCTAACAGCTAAGTCCCTCGTACTTTTATCAGGGGAGTTAACCGCAGTATTATAACTATTTAATGCGTCTGGAGTCAGGTTGGCCTTAGCGAACTCAGACATAGCCATATAGCTATCTTTACCACCTGTAATTTCAAAGGCGGAGGCCTGAGCTTGAACTGCTAATGCTTGTTGTCCTGCAATATAACTATCTACTGTAGCTCTATTAATGCCTGCTTTTTCTAAAGCTGCATAAGATTTATCAGCTAGCTTATTGTTATCTGCAAACTCTTTATTAAGAGATGCTAAGTCTAGACCTGCGCTCTCCACAGCTTCTTCTGCTGTATCTGGAGTAGCCTCGGTTTCCTTAGGTGTTTGCGATTGTTTCTTTTCTAATTCATTATATGACTTAGCTAGCGAGTCGTAGTCTACCTTACCTGTCTCAGCGTTATAGAACTTATCTGGTACGCCTTCTGGTTTAGGTGCTACTTCTACATTATCTGCAGCCATGCTTTCACCCGGGGGTTTATTCGCATCATCTGCTAGTTTAATCATTGCTTCTTCGTGACCTTCAGGACTTGAAGCTTCGTCCTTTCCTTCATATACTTCTTGGTGTAATTCTGCCATTGCGGCTCCCTATGTTAGTTTATCTATCTGTTCGTTTAGTGTTCTTGCTTAGTTCAGTTACATCAAATTTCTTTTTCTTTGCAACTGCTTTCGCTGGTTTCTTCTGAACTTCTTCTTTTACTTCTTCTTCTACATCTGCTTCTTGATAATCGTCTTTCATTACATTGTTTCCTCTGGAGATTGCTCAGGCATTTGTCCACCTTGAGCTTGTTGTTGTATTGAGGCATCACCCATTGCTTTAACGGCATTCGGTACCCCTGCTTTCATCATTTCAGCTTGTTGCATTTGCTGTTGTTGTTGCTGCATTTGCTGCATCTCAGCGTCTAACTCTTCTTGAGTCTTGACTAAGTCTTTAGCATCTATAGATAGAGCGGCTGCTCTACGCTTAATATACTCATCAACTTTGATATGCTTGGCTAAAGCTTCTGGACCTAGGATTGCTAGTGATTGAGTAAACATATCTAGTTTATTCATATCAGCTGTACGGCCTAAAGCTTCTATACCTGTAATAATGATTGGTTCAACCATACCTTTCGGTAATGCTGGTATCTTACCTTCTCTCGTCATACGGGCCATCACCAGTTTAGCAAACGGTAACTGGAACTCTGCACCTAGTACTGAGTAAATACCACCTAAGGTATCCTCAAGTTCGTTAGCTACATATCTAATCTCTTCTGCTGTTACACGCTCAGCTTGTCTAGTGACTGCTGAGTTAAGCATAAAGGCATAAGATAAACGTTCAATGATTGCCTGTGATGTTGATTGAGCAACTGAAAAGTCTCCGCCTTTATCTACTTTGAATGCTGTTACATCCTGAGCTGAGCCTTCTACTACTGCTAAGTTCTGTGCCTCGGCTACAGTTCTCTTCCTTGTAGTACCGTTAGGTGATACAAAGATAAGAAGCTTAGCTGCTGCTGCACTACCTTCTACAATAGCTTTAGTTAATCCTTCAAGTGACTTAAGGTCGCCAAGGTATTCTTCTACATAAGACCGGCCATAAGACTCACCGTCTACAACTATTAATCGTAACGCTAAGAATGGGTTCTTGTCTTTAGCATAAGAAGCCTTAGTGGACTCTATGATTTGACCTTCTATCTCTTGCTCTACTTTCCAGTTCTTTGATTCTACACACCACTTCACATGGGTATAGCAGGTAATGTCACCGGACTTCTCGGGTAAATCTACTTCAGCGAGGACCTTGTCGGGTAGTGTATCAGGTGACATTGTCTCTTTTGTAATGATATGTAAGACGTTTCCTACTGCATCTCGGTCTACTACGTAGCGAGAGAGCGGATATACCTTAAGGGTCTTCTCACCCTTAGGGAAATACATCAATGTATTACCACCTACAATTAAATGCTTTAATGCTTCAAAGACCTTAACCCTTATCTGACTCGAGTTAACTTCTTTTAAACATCTAGATTCTATTTCTACTAACGCTTCTTCTGCTTCACCTCTAGCTGCACCAAGTTCATCTAATACTTTGTTATCTACTGATAATCTAAAGAATGATTGGTTAGCCGGTAACAATGATAAGAGCAATTTACTCGCAATATTGTTTACACCCCTAGCACCTACGCCTTGATACGGTGTAGGGAAACGATACGTCCCACCTGTGTTGGGGTCAGTAGCTGAATACCACGGTATTAACGTAGGTATCGTAAGCTCTGAACAATCTCGAGCTCTTTGTAAGAACGGTGAACGGTATGTTTCTAGCTTACTGTATAGGCCAGCTACCGTAGAGCCTTCGTACTTTCCTTGCTCTTCCATAAATTAATCCTTATAAAGGTATTGCTAGGCCTGTGTCGTGAGTCTTAAGACTTGACTTACCTTGCTTTTGCTTAGTTACTGCTGAAGCCATAGACATATCATCCAGCTCTGAGCCGGGGTTAAATACTGCTTCTTGTTCATCTAAATCTGCTTCAGCTGCTACATCCTGAGCCACAACTGGCGGAGGTGCTGCAGGCATTGAAGGAGGTTTAGGTGCTAACATTGATGTACACATAAATTAATCCTTGTTGTTTTTATTAAGTAAAGTAGGAAGCTCCCCGTCTTCCTCCCCGTGTTCTACCGATGATTGAAGTAAGTCTACTACTGAACGTTGCCCGGCTTTGTACCAGATTTCACGGTCAGTGTCAGTTAGAACAGGGTGCTTCCTTGGAAACACCTTGTCTAAATCTTCAATTAAATCAATACTATACTGCTTTATCTTCATATTCTTCCTTAACTCTGTGGATTACTTAACTGGACAAGCGCCGCCCTCACACTCTTGGGACTCAATCTCTCCCTTAGAATCTGATTCGTCTAACTCTATGTCCTGTAATCCGTTGTTATACTCTTCCCAGACTTCTTTACTTACCACTTCTTGTGGTAGATATAGGTAGCCTAGGTCCTCTGCAGTCTTAGTAGGGTCTGCTCTGAATAGGAAAGATACACCTACGTATATATCCCAGTTATGTAGTAACCAGTCTATAATGTCAGGCACTTCGTCTACTGAATAACTGATTGTGCAGCTAACATTCTGCTGACAATAGTTAACTTGTAGTAACTTGTATCTCTCTAGCTGGTCTAGGGCTGACTCAAGGTTAACCTCTATTCCATCTACTACATCAAACTCAACGTCTTCCCATTTAACAGGGAACCTAACTAAAGTACCGTCCGGGTCATTTGGGTTATCAAAGACTTTATATCCTGCTGCTCTACATTTATCTAACAGTGGGTCATGCTTACTGAAGTTAATGTTGTTGAATATGTACTTGCCTAGAGGTTTGTGTGCACCCTCTGTTGTGTCCATTATTTTAGATAATGTCCCCGAGGGTTTCACCGTGGTTACATTCTGAGGACGTGGTAGCCCAAGGCTATCAGCCATTGAATAAGCGCCGTGAGTTGCCGCTCGCTGAAGGCTTTGGTAATCGTACGCTCCCATGTCTGGTCGTTTCGCCACACCCGTAATGCCGACTCCACAGAGTCTGAGGAAAGCGTTATTAAGATGCCACTTTTCTTGCAGTACGCCGTCAAGTAAATTTGTACAGGTTTGTCTGTAGTTTGCTCGTCCAACAATGTATATAGCTCGCTCGAGTCCAAGTTTGTCCCCCTTAAATTTTCCTAGGTCCAAATCAAAAAGATTGCAAAAACTGGAATTAGATAATAAAATTTCACAACATGGATTTGTCCCTGAGAACCACGGTGCACGGGCGGTTGCGGCAGCTTGGTTTACAAAGCCGGGTTCGCTTCCACCTGAGTCCACCATCATTTTGAATATCTCTTCAAGCTTTGATTTACTAGGTTTAGTTTTAAATAGTAATGAGTTGTTTGACTGCGCTCTCTGGATATTCTCTTCCCAGAAGTTACGCTTAGCTGTAGCAAACTCTTCCCACTCAGGTTCATCTATAGAGAACAGAGCTATCTCAGCTGAACGTCTAGAAGATAAGACTGTACCTAACCAGTTAACTATATCTAGGATGTTCATTCTAGTTAGTAGTGACCCAGCTCTGGTATTCATTATCTTGCAGATAGCTAAGTAAGCTTTAGCAATAGCATCATCACCTGAGCTTATCCAACCATAGCCTTTGAGTCTCTCACCGGCTGGTCTTATCTGACTGAAGTCTAAGACAATCTTATCTGCCGGATGCTTCATAGCTAGTATCTTACCGATAGACTTGGCCCATGCTTCAGCACTGTCACCTACTTGTAAGGTCCATGTCTTTGTCTTTTTATTCCATGTATCGGTATTCTTTTCTTTACCACCTTTAGTTGTTCTCTTACTACGGATAACCTCAATGTCTTTAACTGCTTTAGTAAATCCGTTTAAGCTACCAACGATAGGTCTAAAGCCTACGCCGCAGCCTTGGAGTAATAGCCATAAGATATCTACTACATCGTAGACTGATTCAACGTGAGTGAAGCTGCAGTTAAACTGACTGGCCTCTCTCTTCTTAGCTGTATCTGTACCACCTAACCATAACGTCCTACCTGAGCATGAAGCTTTGAAGTCAAGCATAAGTTCTCTTAGCTCTTCAAGCTCTAGCTCATTGTCTACAGTTAGGTCTGCATGTCTACCCCATAACCAACGCTGGTGACCGATAACTCTATCAACGGTCTCGGCCCACGACTCGTGACCTCCGTTGTCTTTCGGTCTTGAGTACGTTCTTCTTCTTACTAATTGTGCCCGTAGGCTGGGTTGGTGTGTCATCTTTATCCTTATTAAATATTCTGTCCCAGTTATCTAGGAGTCGTTTGTCATTGACCATACTTGGTCGGCGTTTACTTCCCTTTCCTCCGTCACTCATAGGTTCACCCTTATCTCTTTCTTAGATTCTAGGTACTCATGAACGTCCTCATGGATACACTTGTATGCAATCCAACGTCTGTTATCTATTGGATAGTTCTGCTTAGCGTAGGCAATACAAGCTTGGTTGTTAGGGAATGAACCGCCAAAGAGAGTCTCTTCAGCTGGTCCGTTCTGCATAGTTACAAATAAAATAAACTCACCCTTTACTCTAGGTGCGTCTGCTTTAGCTACACCAAATATAACTACGGCGTAGATAGCTATAAGCCCTAAGGCAATAGCACTCATTAATGCGAGTGATGTATAAAAGTTTCTATTCATCTTTGTGTTCCTCAAATTGAATTAGTAGTTCAAGAGAATGTATAGCTTTGCGAAGGTCTTCTATTGGAGTCCCTTTGTTCTTGTACCTACTAATATATTTAATTGCTGTATGCTGCAGTGGGTTCATGTTGTTAGCCATCGTGTACTCTATGGGTTGTATCTTCATTGAGTTGTAGTGGCTACCACCTACCTGTGTCTCTAGTGCAATGCTTGTTTCTACTTGCTCTAGTTCTTTCTTCCTAGCTAGGCCTTCATCTATAGCTCTTTGTCTTGCATAGATACGTCTAGCTAGTTCGTCCTGATTAACTGTCGAGTTCATAGGTCGCTCCATTCCAAGTTACTTCGTGGTAGGCGCCGCAGTTGGGACAGGTTAAGTTAGTAACAACAGTGTCGTCGTCTTCTAGTCCTATCTCTGACCCGGGCATATCTCCACCCCAAATTAGTTTTGTCTTACATACATAGCAGTCCATTAATTTTCCTCTTCTGGTGACCAAGGGATAACCTTGGCTTTGTTATAGTCATAGTTCTGGTACTGACATATACGTGCTACTTGTGCCTGTACTAGAGCGTCTTCTTCTGTGAACCCTTTGGTTTCATAGGCTGATACTATTTGTTCCCAAGGTGTACCGTGGTCATTGTCTAAGATGAACGTAGCTTTCTTAGGACCTATCCCGGGACAGCCTCGGTAACCGTCCGCAGAATCACCTGTCAGTGTCTGCATGTAGTGGAAGTAATCACCTTCTTCCTTGGTTATAAGTCTGGCCTTGGTGTCTTTGTCAGGATTGAAATACCACCCAGGAATCTGAGTCAGGTCCTTGTCGGCTGATATGATTATCTTCTTACCCGGGTACAGCGTTGGGTGAGTAGATAGTATTCCCATGATGTCATCCGCTTCTAGGTCTGGTCGGATGTATGATTCATAGTTCTCAGCTAGATAATCTTTAAGAGCTTGGAGCTGAAGTGGTTTGATTAATCCTCTTCTGTTCTCTTTGTAACTCTCTAAAATTTCTTTCCTAAAATTATTTCTATCAGTCAAACATATAACTACTGAAGTCAGCTTGAGCTGGTCCATCCACTTACCTATCTGAATGTCCATAGCATCGTATGCTAGTTGGATATCCTTAGGATACTGTGATGGAGGCTCACCTTCCTGCCAAGAGATACGAACCTCATTAACCGCACTGCATTTATAAGCTAATATATCTGCGTCTATGAGCGCTATGGTTTCTTTTTGTTTTGTTGTAGCCATTGAATCCCCCGGTCAGTGATAAGCCAGCGGTCGTAATAACTATCACTGGCTATACCCTTAGTTGTAATGAAACCTTCGCTTGCTGCTAGTGCAACAATGAAGGCGTTGTCTCTGAAAGTCTGGCTTTGTAACCAGACCCCTCGCACCCAGCACTCGTCAAGAATATTAATGAGTCTCTGCCCAATTCCTTCCGACGTTATACTCGCCCGTGATGGGGCATTTGAATTTATAGTGCTTGCCTGCTTCTTGGAAACTTTGGATGGCGAGCTTACCAATTGTGTCTTCATCTAAATCCTCTCTAAATTGAATCTGGAATTCGTCATGAACCCAGAGGACAAGCTTTACGTTGTCTTCTAGTCCGTGAATTCTCAGTAGTTTTTTAAATATAACCAGCGCTTGTTTAGCTATTAAAGCTCCGGCTGATTGAAT